CCCCTTTCTTATCTAGTATAGAATGTTACTAAGCACTTCTTTGTGTAGAAGGAGTATCTGTAGCACTAGCCATCCCTGCGAATGGGTCAGCGGCAGTAGCTCCGGTTACAAAGTTGGGCATAGTAATTTCGTTAGCTGTAAAGGTCAATGTGTACCCATTCATATCCCCCATAGCAGTACCAGTAACAGCAGTACCGCCAGTTACTTCAGCACCATGCTCTCTGCCAACTAATAGTAAACTTCCATCAAACGTCTCAATAAAGATATGGGGTCTACCATAAGCCATTAGCTTCAACTCCTTATTATCTTCTTTTGTTAGTTTGTGCAATGTTACATTCACAACTTGCTCAAAGAATGTTGTTCCATTCTCTAAAGAGCTATTAATATTTGTTTCCAAGGAAGAATTTCCCTTGACATCGTATGTGTGGTAGGTAAAAGTCCCATCCATATCAGTAACTTCATCGGAAGTACCCAAAGTAATTGAGCCTAAATCTCCGTAGTCAACGAAATGAATTTTTCTAATACCACCTACAGCATCCTTACAGGGTTTCAATCTTCCACCAGTTAAATCACAAGCCATAGTATTTTTTTTTATTAAAAAAGGGATAGGCAGATTTAGCCACCTACCCCTTCTTGTTATTGATTATATTTATTAGTTTGCAGCGTTAACGATACCATAGGTAACGATGTCCTCTACAACTCCGTACTGTACTCCTGCGGTAAAGCGCATGATTACACGAACGTTTTGACTACCATCTAGGTCAGCCATATCTAAAACTTTCACGAGGTTGTGGTCTGATAAAAGTCCAGTACCAAAGAAAATGTTAGATTTCTCTACAGCTACAGCGGTGTTGTCAGCAAGTCCATTTGCTACAAATAATTTAACACCATCAAAAGAAAGTGCGCCATTATTCCACCATTGAGTACCTTGTGCATTTACACCATTAGCACCTAATCCGGCAGCTCCAAACCCACCTAAAGCTCTTACATAAGCTCTAGCGATGTTTTGAGAAACGTAGATATACAAATCTTCTTTTCCGTAGATAGTAGAAGGAATCGCATCAACGATTTTTCCTAGCTCGTCAATTACGTTTAAGGCAGTAATTGTAGTTCCTGTTACTTCGTTTGCACTAGGCAAAAGAGCATCAGCAGCCAACAATGAGGTTAACCCATCAAATTGTCCGTTAGTTGCATCTAAACCAGTCCAAATAGAGTTTTCAGTACGTTGAGCAACTTTAGCTGCAACATGACCAATCAAGAAATCAGAGAAAGAAGGAGGCAAGTCGCTATAAGCGGAATATCCCATTTGGATAGCTTCCCAGTCTTGTACGAAGTCTTTTTTACAAAGTTGTAAGTTAACTTGTAATTCCTTTGGAGTAAGGATTCTTTCGGTAAGCGATAAAGCAGATGTTGAATCGAAGTCGCAAGTTCCATTTTTTACGATGTCGTCTACAGATACTTTTTTGATTACCTCTTTTAGTTTTACATTAGGTTTTACAGTAATACCACCGTTTGCGATAGTAGAACCTTCCAATAATGCAGCAGCAATATACTGTCCGGCAAATTCTCCGGCATAAGTAGTGCTAATAGTAGTTGATGTTGCCATTTTTTGTTTTTTTGGTTATTATTTGTTGTTAGTAATTCTTGCCATCACTCGGTCTAACGTAGTGGTTGGTTTGTTTTGTCCGTAACTAAATTTCATTTTAGTTTCTGTTTTAGCTTCCGGATCGTGCTTGATTGGAGTAGCAGCAGGAGCTTTAGACAATTCGCTAACTTGTTCAGATAGGTTTTGTTTTTCAGCTTTCAAAGCACTAAGTTCTGCTTTTACTTGGTCAAGTTCATTTTGTAATTCTTCGCTCGAAACAACAGCCTCTAGGGATTGAGGTTCTGCTTCAACTTCCTCTGATGCTTCGGGAGCAGCTTCCATTTGTTCGGGAGCAGCTTCTTCTGACAATTCAGTAGTTTCTTCTTGCACTTCTTCTACAGCTTCGCTAACAGCTTCAACAACTTCCTCGCTTACTTCCTGATTAGAAAGTTCCACTTGGGCTTCATCTTCTTTTGTTAGCGCAGACAATTTTTGAAGTATTTCGTTTAAAATAGTCGTTGCGCTCATAATAATTATTAAGATTTACTTAAAGTAATTATTGATAAAAGCTGTGTTAGATTTTCCCTATTCCTTGACCCTGTAAAGAACCATCGCAACATTTAGATGAGTACGTTTTATTATCCTTACAGATGCAGCCTCTTTTACCTCCTTTTGGTGAGGTTCTTGACTCGGTATATTGCTTTCTCTTTTTTATCATATCGCTGCATTTTGTGTGCGTTGTACAAAAAAGATAATATCCCAAATTTTAGCAGAACCCCCATCAGCTTGTACTTTAGGTGTTAATCCGTTTGCTAAAGCATTAGCGTCTAAATAATATTGGAACATTATATGTTGATTTTGTGTTTGGTCATTTCCTTTATAGAAACCTAATGCCATATTAATTCTATCGTAATCATCCGCACCTCTAATTATAAAGTCTAAATGGGTTTGATTAGCATTAGCTGCTGATTTCTTAAACACAACAGTTACAGAATAAACATCATTTTCATTTACCCCTATAAATTTATTAGTGGCTGAATCGTAAAAGTTAATGCTTGAATGGCTTTTTATTACACTTCCTGCATTGTTAGGTAGGACAACCTCAACACCATCACTTAAAAGTAATTTTTTACTATCGTCTACACCCGTATAGAAGTTATCATCGTATCTTGCCCAACCCAAAGAGCTTACTCCTCCTTGTGGATATACGACTACTTGCCGCCCGTTATGACCCATATACAACGCATCAGAAGTATGGAGCATAGCCCCATCCTCTACGTTTACACTATTTACCTCTGTAATATCCGTATGTTGTACATGAACTCTATACGATGTGTTTTTTTCAGTCCCCATCTATTTCTCCTAATGATTTAAGTTTACTTTTTGACCAAGATAACGCAGACTTTCCACCCCAAGCATCATACATCAATTTGCCACATCCGTCAGAATAGCTCTTAGATGCGTCTAAATCTCCTGCATGGCGAGAAAGGAAGCTGTACATTCTTTTTATCGTAGATACCGTTAGATTCTCTTTATTTGCCAACTGGGAGGCTCTACGTTTCCCAACAGCAGTCCCACAAGAACCCCAACCGTTTTTATCCGCATATTCCAACGCTCTTTTAGCATTATTTGAAACGCTGCTAGGGTAATCACTAAAAGTCTCTAATTTTAGTCTTTTAGATGCAATGAAGTCAGCCATTTCGATTAATATTTCTTCGGCTTCGGTTTCACTCATCATGTCAACAGCCCCCATATTAACCTTGTCCGTAAAGTACCCCTCAATGGAGAATCCCTTGACTTTGCCGGTCTTAACATAGTCATTCCAAACCTCATCATTATTGACCTTCATAGACACCATCCAAGTTCCGATTGGTAAATCCATATCGTACTTTCTGCTCTTGTCGTGGGTTTCATCCTCAATAATCCAACTCTCAACAACACTAAGCCCATTTAATTCAGCTTCATGTTCCAACGTTGACTTGTTTTGGTTGCCCCTCATCAAGAACAATTCAGAAGCCTTTCTTACCGTATCTTCTGAAAAGTAGATGTAATACTCATCCTCTCCATCCGCTCGATAGATATTTTTATTGGGTACTAAAGCAGCCCCCATGAGGATTTTCTTTTCCTTGTCAACCTCCGCTAACTGGACTTTGCTTTGTTCGCTCAAAGCTATAAAGTTCTCTTGAATTGCAGGGCGGTCAACTATGCTTATAGCCTCTATCCCGGAGAACAATTCGTTTTCGTCAATAAGTAGTTCTATTATTCTCATATCATTAAATTAATTACTAAGTCCCGATGTTGTTCTAGTATTGCGGTCAAACTCCTGTTGGTTAGTGATTTCCTTGCTTACTACAAATGTCTTGATTGGCTTCATTTGTTGAGCAGATACTGACTGTGCTAATTGTGATTCAGGTGAAGCCAATCAAGACAT